CCTGCGAGCAGGAGCAGCCGTCCTAGCCCTTATTCTTATCCTGTACCTGTGGACGTGGTTCCTGTGGCTGAAACAACTGAGGAGCTTGTGATGGGGATGGTTGGTTGGGTTGTGGCAGTCCTGTTGGTTGCATTGATGTTGCCGTTGTTGGCATTCATGTACCTTGACGTGCTGGAGACGAAGAACGAAGCCAAGCAGCAACTCGAGAAGGTAGAGAAGCTGCGGCGGGAAGTGGAGAGAAAAAATCGGGACACACCAGAGCAGTTTAAAGACCGCCCTGTTTTTGATCGAAGGGAAAAATATGAGTAAGCAGCTTGAAAAAGATTCTGAGTACAACAAGTTTGACACCGACCACGATGGTGTGGTGACAGACGCGGAGTTGTCTCGCTCCGAGCGCATGATCACCATTGAGAACATGGACAAGATGGCCGATCAGCAACGCATCATGGCGTGGGCGGCGTTGGTGTTTCCTCCTGTCATCATTGCCTACATGGCCTCTGAATTAGTGACGCTGGAGAAAGTCAATGCTTTAAACGGCTTGGCGACCACCTACTGTGCAGCCATGGGCACGATTGTGGTAGCTTTCATGGCAGCCCAAGCCTACGTCCGAGGCAAAGCTGAATCATGACCATCTTCAGTCCTTGGGTCATTCTTGGCTTTGTTTTGGCAATGCTTTCATCATTTAGTGGTGGCTACTTCAAGGGCAAGAATGATGAACATCAGCGCCAGCAGGTTGAGATTGCCGCGCTGAATGAGAAGGCCCGGGAGACAGAACAGCGCATGGCACAGGTCGCTCAAACCTATGCCCAGACCTTGAGGAAAGCAAACGATGTTGCACGGATTAAAGAAACTAAGCTTCGCACTGATCTTGCCTCTGGTGAGCGCAAGCTGTTCATTCCTGTCAAAGCCCCAGAGTGCCCCGTACAAGCCACCGGAGATGCCACCGCTCCCAGCGGAGATACGCAAGCAAGAGCCGAGCTTGACGGACGAGTTGCTCAAGCTCTTGTCGATCTCACCAGCCGAGGAGACCAAGCCATCCGCAGCCTCAACACCTGCATCGACCAATACGAAAAAGTAAGGAGCATGAAATGACCCAATTGACTGCCAATTTCTCTTTGCATGAACTTACCAAGTCAGAGACCGCCCTGCGCATGGGCTTTGACAACACCCCGGGCCCTGTCGAAACAGAGCACCTGAAAATCCTGTGCGAGCGGGTTTTGCAGCCTGTGCGAGATCACTTTGGCAAGGGTGTCAAGGTGAACTCAGGATTCCGCAGTCCTGAGAGTAATGCTGCGGTGGGCGGAAGTCGTACCTCAGACCATTGCAAGGGCCAAGCAGCCGATATTGAAATACCTGGGGTCCCCAATGCAGAGCTTGCACAATGGATCATGGACAATCTGGACTACACCCAATTGATTTTGGAGTTCTACACTCCGGGTATACCCGACTCCGGCTGGGTGCACATCTCATATGACCCAGACAATCTTAAGAAGCAAGAGTTGACCGCCATGAAAGTCGCTGGTAAAACACAATATGTCCCTGGATTGGTAGCCTGAGATGAAAGCAAAACCCAAAAAATCTACTGTTAACGCTGCGGGCAACTACACAAAGCCAACTCTTCGTAAGAAGATCGTGGCTCAGGTGAAGGCCGCTGCGACACAGGGCACGGGGGCTGGGGAATGGTCGGCCAGAAAAGCCCAACTTGTGGCCAAGAAATACAAAGCCGCTGGCGGCGGGTACAGAGATTGAAAGCGCCACAGCAATCCCTCAAAGACTGGGGCGACCAAAAGTGGCGCACCAAGAGTGGGAAACCGTCTTCTAAAACCGGAGAGAGATACTTGCCTGAAGCGGCAATCAAATCTTTGTCTGCGGCCGAGTATGCGGCCACGACCAAGGCCAAGCGCAAGGGCAAGGCGGCCGGAAAGCAGTTTGTGGCCCAGCCCAAGAAAATTGCAAAGAAAACAGCAGGATTTAGATAAGCCATGGCACTCGCACGAATTGTTCTCAAACCTGGTGTAGACAAACAAAACACCGAATACGGCGCTGAAGGCGGCTGGATTGACTCGGACTACGTGCGCTTTCGCTATGGCCTTCCTGAAAAGATAGGCGGATGGACACCGTTCAGCCAAGAGGAACAATACCTTGTTGGAATGGTCAGTGAGATATACACATGGAACAGCTTGAATGGCTCTCCCTACATGATCATCGGCACAAACCGAAAGCTCTATGCCTTGAACGGCTCATTGCTGGGAGACGTAACCCCTATTCGCAGAACGGCTACAGGGGTTACGTTTGACACGGTAGACACCCTTACCACGGTCACCGTAAATGACACCGCCCATGGTTGCATCGTGGGCGACTTTGTGACGTTCTCGAGCGTGACAGGAAATCCCGGCGGCATCACCAACGCCAGTTTGACAGGCGAGTTTGAAGTACAAACCGTCCCCAATGCCAACGAGTACACCATTGTTTCGCCCGCTGCGGCCACATCAACTGCCACGGCCGCCGGCACTGCAAATGCTTCGTATCAGATTAACGTCGGAACGGCGGTCAGCACCTTAGACTATGGCTGGGGCGTCGGTTCGTGGGGCGCGAGCACCTGGGGAACGCCAAGGCCAGCATCCTCGTCCGTGTCCCTTGACTCGCGGGTTTGGCAGTTTGACAACTTTGGCGAGGACGTCGTATGCCAGCTTGTCAACGGTGGCATCTATTTGTTTAACACAAGTGCCGGAGTCGTGGCCCGTGCGACGGCCATTGCGGGCGCTCCCACGAAGAGCACCTACGCAGTGGTGTCCACCCCGGACCGTCACCTCGTCTGCTTTGGCACGGAGTCCACGATTGGGACCCCGTCTACCCAAGACCCCATGTTTGTTCGCTTCTCCAACCAGGAGGACATCAACAGCTTTATTGAGAGTGCGACCAACACGGCTGGCGGCCAACGGCTCACGGACGGCAACCACATCGTCTCTGCTGTTCGCTCCAGAGGTCAGATTCTGATTTGGACAGACAGTGCATTGCACGCCATGCAGTACATCGGACCGCCCTACACCTTTGGCTTTCAGCAACTGGGCTCTAACTGCGGCCTGATTGGCCCGCATGCCTCTGCTGACGTCAATGGTGTGTCGTTTTGGATGGGCAAGGATGCGTTCTTCATGTTCGACGGAACTGTGAAAAAGCTTGCCTGTACCGTGCAGGACTACGTTTTCAAGGACCTCAACGTTGTTCAAAATGCCAAGGTAAACATTGGCGTCAATACGCAGTTCAACGAGGTCACATGGTGGTACTGCTCATACACCGCTGACTACATTGACCGCTACGTCACGTTCAACTATTTGGAGAACGTTTGGTCCATTGGCAGCATGGCACGCACTGCATGGACAGACATCGGTACATTCAGCACACCCACTGCTGCCGAGTATTTCCCTAACAGCACTGCGGCCCCAATGAGCACGATCAATGGCCTGACACCCGGCCGTTCGTTGATCTACAGCCAAGAGACTGGAAAGAACGGCAATGGGGCAGCCATCACAGCGTATGTCAAGTCCGGTTACTTTGACATTGGAGATGGTGACCAAATGCTGTTCATGAAGCGATTCATTCCCGACTTCAAGAACCAAGAAGGCAACCTGACTGTTCACTTGTTGTTGCGTCCCTACCCACAGGCCACAGCAAGCCCAAGCTCGCTTGATCCGTATGTGATTGCTCCGAATACGCAGAAGGTGGACACGCGCGCGAGAGGGCGTCAGATCAGTTTGCGCATTGAGAGCAATGAGGTAGATACCAATTGGCGCTTTGGTACGTTGCGCGTTGATATCCAACCGGATGGATTGAGATGAGTAAGATCACCAACGTTCGACTGCCCAATGCGTCTGCTACGTATGACCCGTCTCAGTTCAACCAACTGGTGCGCTCGCTCGAGCAGATCATCTTTCAACTCAACAACACGTACTCTCCTGTCGTTACCGAAGACAAAGACTCGGCATATGCATGGAATGGGGATGGCGGAGGTTTTATGGACACCACTGGAATAACTATTCCTGTCTCAATTGATGGTACGAACACAGATGCGTTTGGCCGTTTGCGCGTCAGCCAGCCCTATACGCTGTTTGACAGCCAGAACAGATACGCCTCTGATAACCAGTTTGATACCTCGACATCAGGCACTGGCTCTTTAACCTTTAACACCAACCAGGCAAGTAACACCATGGCTGTTACTGCTGGTGGCGTGGGCTCCGTGGTCCGTCAGACGTTTCGCTCGTTCCCGTATCAGCCTGGCAAAGGCCTGTTGGTGCTTGCAACCTTTCTCATGGACAACGGAACATCGGCCAACCTGAACCAAAAAGTCGGCTACTTCAACACGCAAAACGGTGTGTTCTTTCAACGCACCGGGGGTGTCAACTCGTTTGTCTTGCGCTCATACACATCAGGCGTGGCCGATGACTCACGGGCCGTGGCCCAGTCTTCGTGGAATGGCGACAAGCTCGACGGCACGGGACCAAGCGGCATCACCCTGGACCTGACCAAGCCTCAGATTCTTTGGATGGACTTTGAGTGGCTGGGCGTCGGCTCTGTTCGCTGTGGCTTCATCATTGACGGCCAGTACATTGTTTGCAACACCTTTGACACTGCAAACGAATACGGCACCACTGTCTACATGACGACTGCCATCTTGCCTGTACGGTATGAGATCACGACCACGACCTCCGCTGTCGCAGCGTCACTGACACAGATTTGCTGCTCTGTTGTGTCTGAGGGCGGCTTTGAACAAACGTCGATTGACCATGTGGCGCGGCGCACGACAGTCTTCATCAACATTGACACGACTGCGACTTTCTTCCCAATCGTCTCAATTCGCCTGGCCTCTGGCCGCACAGGTGCTGTTGTGTTGCCCAACCGTGTGCAGTTCTTGCCAATCACAAACCAGAATTACGAAGTAGTGATGCTCAAGAATCCGACCCTGACAGGCGCGACCTGGGCAGCCACTGTGCCATCAGATACCAACGTGGAATACGACGTGGCTGCCACGGCCATTTCGGCCACTGGGACCATTGTTCAGACCGACTATGTAACCAGCAGCGGCAGTGCAGGGGTCAGCCAGACAAGCCTGCCCAATGACTACAACTGGGACTTGCAACTGGGGACATCTTTGGCGGACGTCAGTGACATCTACACCCTGGCTGTTCGTACTGTTGACGGTGCAACCAAGGGCAGTGGCGTTGGATCAATCTCGTTCTTTGACCTCACCCAATAAGGGACGACATGGCAAATAAATACTTCAGGGAATATCTGATACCGGCGGCGGCCACAGAGACCACCATTTACACCACACCGGCCGCCAATGCGGCCGTGATCCGTTCATTGCGTGTCACCAACGCAGGCTCGGGGGCCACGAGCATCACGGTCACGCAGTATGCCCAGGGCGACGCCACGGCGCACTACTTGCAAAAAGCACGGTCTTTGCCTGTCAACACCACCTTTGACGTATTCAATGGAATACCCTGTGTGTTGGAGGAGGGGGACGTGCTCAAGGTCACCTCAACACTGGCCTCAGCCCATTTCTACCTGTCGTACTTAGAGATAGACAGGAACTGATGAAATGCGACATAATTACAGCCATATTCGCGTCCTTTCCCGGCGCGCGGCCCATGGGGCCTTTGGCATCAACTGGAAAGGATAATCATGGCGAATGAAGGCATCATGGCGGCCCCTGTGCCCATGCGAAGCAATCAGCAACAACCCCCACAGGGCTACGTTTCAAGTCTAGACGCATACAACGCGGCATCTTCTGCCATGCAGGAGACTGATCCTCAGGCCTTTGGCGAGTACAAGGCTGCGATCGGCTCTACGTTATCGGGACTCAATCTCAAGTCCAGTGAGATCGAATCGTTCGTCACGCTGCTTGAGTACATGTTGCAGTACCCTGACCAGTACAAGGAAATCATCCGTGCTGGTATCGAAGCGGGTGCGATTGAGGAAGGTGACTTCCCTCCTGAGTTTGACCAAGAATTCATCTCCACCATGTTGGCGGCGCTCAATGAGCAGCGTATCCAACAGGTACAGAACGTCGCTCCAGAGGCCATGGCCCCCGGACCACAAGAACCCATGGCAATGAAGAGCGGAGGCTTGGCAGACGCTGCCAAAGCACTGCAAGCCAAGGGCCGTGGCAAGGACACCATCCTGGCCCACATCACCCCACAAGAAGCCGAGATGCTGCGCAAAGCAGGTGGTCTTGGCACGATCAACCCCTACACCGGACTGAGGGAATATGGTTGGTTGAAAGACCGTTGGAACGATGTCAAAGGCGCTGCCAAAAGCGTTGGAAATGCCATAAAGGACGTCGCTAAGAGTCCTATTGGCAAGATTGCTTTGAGCATTGGTTTGACCATGGCCCTCGGTCCAGTTGCCGCAGGCTTTGGTATTGGCACCGCCGGCACAGCAGCCATTGTCGGTGGCGGCATGGCCGCATTGGGCGGGGGAAGTGTTCAAGACATTCTCAAAGGCGCGGCCATGGGCTACATCGGGGGCACGATTGCGCCTTCTATCAGCGGCTACATGCCGGGTGCAGCGGGTAGTGTCTTGAACCAGGGCCTCACAAGTGCGGCGTTGGGAACAGGCTTTGGACTTGCCTCGGGCATGTCCGCGAAGGACGCCTTAAAGGCAGGTGCAGTTGGCGGCCTGACGGGCGCAGCCGTGAGCTACGGGCAGCAGCAAGGCTATTTGCCGGGCGGGCAGCCTGCTGGAGCACGGACCGGGGCCCCTGCCGAGGGATCAAGTCTGTCTCTTGATCCAATCGAGTCCACAGGGCCTGTAGGCACTGCTTCTGAAAACCTTGCTTTGTCCGCCAGTGACAAGTACTCTCCGTACTACACAGGAGAAGCTGCCGCGCCGGTAGACAACTTTACGATCTCACAGCAACAAGCGAACATGGTTTCGCAGTTGCCTGATTACACACCTAACCTGTCCACACAGTCACAGTACCTGATGGACAGAGCTCCAGGCGACTACACCCTGGCTACCTCCCCTGACTATGTCCAGGCTCGGGCAATGTCGCCCGGCACAGGCTTGGGTCTGCAAGGCCCTCAGCCTGTCTCTCTGTCAGGCTTCAATCCACCTCCTGAGGGTCAAGGTCTCTTGAGTGCGGGAATTGGAAGAGCCCCTGGTCTGACCATTCCCCAGCAGAGCACTAACTTTGTTCCTGTGGAAGACAGAAGCACGATGTTTACTGGTGAACCTGGAAGCAGCGGCCCTGCTCCAGTGGTGGACAGAAGCACGATGTCTCCTGGTGCCATGTACGAGAGAGCATCTAATGCTGTGACGGGCTCATACGATGAGTACTTGTCTCCAAGTCGCCCAAGCGTGCAACAAGCAGAACAAAATGCTTTGTTGAAAGCAGACCAAGCCGTAGCTGATTACCAGGCCACCTCTGCCAGACCTACCCAAGCAGGCGCAGAGGCTGCATGGAAGACCGCATATGACGCCAACTCTCCCGGCTTCTTTACCAAGTACGCCCCTATGGCAGGAGCAGCTTTGGGTGTCACATATTTGGCTGGAGGCTTTGACGCACCTGCCCCCGACGACAAGCCTGTATACGACCCTGCTTACACAGGGACGGATTACATGCGAGACAACCCACAAGCATTTTCTGGCAGCTTGTACAACTATCAGTCCCCAGGTGCGGGCGCATACGACCCCTATCGTGCGACGACTTATGCAGGAGGCCAAGGCGCTGCTGCTCCGGGTGTGGTCGCTCCTACCGGGATCATGCAGGCACAGTACTCTCCTGAGTACGGCCGTCGCCAGATGCAGCAGTCGATTCAGCGGTATTACTCGCCCTTCATTGGTACTTCAGCGCCAATAATGGCTGCCAAGGGTGGGTCAATCAGAAACTTCCCACGCAAGACAGGACCGATCAACGGCCCGGGAACAGGCACTTCAGACGACATTCCGGCCATGTTGTCGGACGGTGAGTTTGTGTTTACCGCCAAGGCCGTGCGCAACGCGGGCGGTGGAAGCCGCCGCAAAGGTGCCGCACGAATGTACAAACTCATGAAATCGCTTGAAAAAGGCGGAATGGTGAAAGGCTGATCATGGCTACGGAAACAACACAACAAATCGTCCGGGAAGCCCCGGAGATTGAAGCATATAAGCTTGACCTACTGAGACAAGCCAAGGGCTTGGCCTTCAACGAAGGCCGCACGCCTTTGGCAGAACAACTCCCAGGCTTTAACGTCGCCGGCTTTGCTCCCGCTCAACAGACAGCGATGAACGCTGCAATTGGTCAGGGCATTGGTGCTTTTGACCCGTACCTGACTTCTGCCAATCAAGCGGTAACCGAGGCCTACGGAACAACAGGCGAAGCGGCCAACGTCTTC